TACATCAAGACAAGGTGCAAACTTTACAACCTCTAATCATAATCCTGCTGATTTACTATTTCATATATTAACAGCAAATAGTTATGGTGGTGGATATAGTGCAATTGCTTCTAAAACAAATCCAGTAATACATTATGACTCTTGGAAATCTTGGAAAGACCAACTAGCTAGTGAGTCTATAACTGTTAGAGCTTTTATACCATTTGGCACAAACTATCAAAAAACAATACAAGCTTTAGCTGAAATAACAGATTCAGCAATATATGTAGAAGCTGACAATAGGCTTTTCTTTGCACGATATTTAACAGGAAGTAATAGTTTTACAGCAGTAGCGTCAGAAAACGATATTCTTAGCATGACTGCAACTGTTAACGCTTATGATATGTGTAATCAGTATTCTGTACCTATGTCTTATTCTGTAAGCAGTAACAAGTTAAGTGATTCTCCATCAGGTGTAGTTACCAAAGTTAACACTTCTTCTATTAACAGCTTTGGAACAATATCTAAAGAACCAACTACAAAATTATTTTGGTATACAAGTTCTGCCAATGCAGTTGCACTAGCAAATAGAATAACTGTTAGACGAAGACAACCTGAAGTTGCAGTTAAAATAACAACACCTATAAAATACTTAAATCAACAATTAACAGATATTATGAGGATAAATATTTCTGAGCTTGGAATTGTTGACCAACCATACACAATCATTGGTGAAACAATAGACTTAGAAAAAGACACCATAGCTTTTGATTTATCTGTAGGTCATGGTATAGCAATTGCTAACATAACAGTCTTCGAATTGAATGATGATGTACTTGGAAGGCTAAACAATACCATTGGTGTTTTGGCTTAAATATATGGTACAATGGATATAGTATGGGTTATACAGCACAAAGTTTTACAGTAGGACAAAAGCTTACTAGCACACAGCTAAATACAATAGACCAAAATTTTGACGCTATTGCAGACGGAGACCCATCTGCACCTAGATTAGCAAGACCAAATGTATGGGTTCATTTTTGTGGATTTTCAACAGCAGACAAAGGTATATATGCACAGAGAGGAGTGTCAAGCTTTACTAGGAACGGCACAGGAGACTATACAATAGCTTTTACTACTCCTCTATCATCAACTAATATTGGTATAAGTATTTCTACAGATAGTGCGTTAGCTTTTGATGAAACCTCAGTTAGAAATGCAAACTGTAATTTACTAGAAACAACACAAGCTAAGTTTCGATATCATGCAGCCAACGCAAGTGCAAATGCAAACGAAGACCAAAATGCAGTTTTTGCAGTAATCTGGGATTACGGAGCAGGTGATTTTTAATGGCATTTAACAATATCTCTTTTGAATTTGGTCAAACCTTAACTCATTCTTTAATGAATCAATTGCAAGAAAATTTTACTGGGTTCGCAAATGATGATACTAATGCACCAGCGTTTTTAGGAAGAGCTGACAAGATGGTTGTTTTTTCTGCTAATGGTCATATACAATCAGCTAGAGGAGTGACTAGCATAACTCATGGTGCAACAGGACAATATACGTTAAATATGAGTGCTACATTTTCTGTAGGTACTTTAGTTTATTCTGCAAACCCTTCATTCAAAAGGTCAGTACCAACAACATTAAGTGGCTTTACAAAAAATGTTGCTTATTCAGATACATCGGTCAGAGTTTTAAGAGGAGCAAATGCAGTTTTAGCTAATAGTGGTACTTATCAAATGGGTTTTAAAGCAGGTAATTCATCAGGCACAGCTTCAGAAGATGTAGAAGAAGGCTGTGTAGTTTTCTTGGAGCATACAGAAGTATGAGTTGGACAGCTTTAAGTTTTAGTAGTGGACAAATTTTAACTAATTCTTTAATGAATCAGTTGATGGAAAACTTTACAGCAGTAACTTCATCCGAAAGTGGAGCACCTAGAATAGTTGCATTAAACAGAGCATGGGTAAGATTTAGTTCTGTAGGCTCTTTGTTAAATAGCGAGGGTGTAAGTAGTGTTACTCGTAATGATACAGGACAATATACAATAGCATGGACTACAGCTTTTAGTGGTTACTATGGAGTTACTTTTGGAGACATTACAACTGCTGCTGCAAGTGACCCAAGTGTTCGTGGCTTTAGAGCTTTTCCTGTAAGTGCAGGAAGTGTTGTTGTAACCTATTTAGCATTTAACAATAGTTCAAATTCTAAAGAAGATATAGAAGGAACTGTCACAGCATGGCAGGTATAATTTTAAAAGGGGGTATGACATTATGTTAAACATACTTGATAGACTAAAAGAACCAAGTACATATGCAGGACTATCTGGACTGATGTTAGCTGTTGGACTTTCACAAGAACAATGGTCTATGATATCTACAGTCTTAGCTGGTGTAGCTGGTTTAGTTGCAATGATTCTAAAGGATAGAAAATAAATGCAACAATATAGAATAAGAATATACGACCATATAAAAAAGGAGATTATTAAACACCTTGTTGTTGAAGCAAGTTCTATAAGTTTGGCAGCAAAATTAGCTGAGATGCACCATAAAGAACTTGAACGGGAATATTGTGACACAACAATAAAAATAGACGAGTTAAAAGATGATAACTAAAATCATAACAATAGTAATTAATAATCTTCTAGGAAGAGGTATAGCTTTCTTGACAGAATATTTTAAGAAACGTAAAGTTGCGAAGCTTGAAAGCGAAGTCTCTTCCTTAAAAGACAAAGTTTTAATTTTAGAAAAAGAAAAACAAGCACAAGTTAGAATTGAAAATTGGAAAGACAGATTAAGAAACAAAGAAAATGAATCTTTAGCCAAAGAATTTAACAGGATTTTAAATGGCTAAACAAAGACCACTTACAGCAACACAAAAAAATAAAACAATAAAGAAAAAAACTTCACAATGTAGCACGTCAAAAAGATGTAAAACATCAAATTTATCAAAAAGTAAGAAAAGAGACTATAAACCATACAATAGGCAGGGCAGATAATGATAAATCGATTCTCAGGGCTTTTAAAGGGTCATAAGACGCTTCAAGGTTATAAAGCTTATGTTGGTATTACTTTGATAGCGTTATGCCTTATATCGTGCTCTTACGTTAACAAAAATTCTGGAACTTTACCAAAAAAAATAAAATATGACAAAATCAAATTTGAACCATGTGCATATAGTGGAAGTGACTATGTTTGTATAAAAAATAGTGAAGCTATAAAACTTGTGATAAACTTTAAACAATGCCAAGAGCAAAATAAATTATTGAGAGAATTAAATGGAAACTGAAATAATGGCAATAGTCTCCCAAGCACCTGCTCTAGCAATAGTTGTTTGGTTAATTATGCGACAAGAAAAGAACGGATACAAAAATGGTAACGGTGCTAACCTCGAACTTGTAAGAGCAATTTCTGCATCAGTAGAAAAACTAGCAGATGCTCAAGTTGAAGCTAATAAAATTCAAGAACAAAGAGCAAGGAGCTTTGAGAAATGGGTAGACTTCCAACAACAAGCGTCAAGTCAATTTCAATCAAGAAACCAAAAATAGATTATCCCAAATATTTAGCTGTGCAGTTACAAGAACACACAGATATACCTGTGCCAGTTTTTGAACACAAGTTTCATCCAACAAGAAAATGGAGATTTGATTTAGCTTTTATAGATATCAAACTTGCTGTAGAAGTTGAAGGTGGTATTTGGAATTATGGTAGACATAATCGAGCAGCAACCTTTATAAAGGACATGGAGAAGTATAATAACGCTTGTCTTTTAGGGTGGAATTTGTTAAGGTTTTCTACAGAGATGGTAAAGAATGGCGAAGCTGTAAATTACGTTACTCAATTTTTTAAAGGAGACAAAATTCTTGAATGATGACTCCGTAGAGAAATCATTTTTAACCTTATATGACGAATTCCTTAAACTTAACTTACATACCCAAGCACAACAGAAAACAGATATCAAAATGAAATTAATTATGAAAGCAATATTATACGTCTTAGATGATTTAGCCGTACATTATTATTGGAAGGAAATTATGCGTGTAAAAGGTAAGGATGATGAACAAGAAGACCCACACTAGAACAGTCTTTTTATCTGATATACATATACCATATCAAGATAAAAAAGCCTTAGCAATGGCTATGGAGCTTTTAAAAGACTTGAAACTTAAAGAACAGGACAATATCATAATTGGTGGTGATTTAGTAGATTATTACCCAATATCAAGCTTTAGTCCAGATTTAACGCAGTCAAACATAGACATTGAATTGTTTGAAGCTGTTGATTGGCTTAATGAGCTAAGAAAACTTGCACCATTTTCAGATATATATTTTTTTGAAGGTAATCATGAACAACGTATGCAAAAAAAAATAATGTCATCTGTTGCTTCGTTAGCACCCTTTTTAAAAAATAGATTATCTATTAGACAACTTTTAGAATTTAAAAAGTTTGCTATTAGAGAAGTTAAAACACCTTTTACTTTAAACAAAAAGTTATTCTTTTTACATGGACACGAAAAAAAAGGTTTTGTAACACCTAAACATATTGCAAATGTCAACCTTATGTATTACAACAGAAACGTGATAGTTGGACATCATCATAGGTTTGATATGAGCATAGCTACACAACTTGATGGTAGCTTATTAGGTGGGTGGGCAAATGGTTGCCTTGCAGATTTAAGTTTATTACCAGATGGTTTGTATTCTAGTTTTGATTCTACACAAAGAGGTTTTACAATTATTAATACAAAATCTAATGGCTTTTTTAGTGTTGACCAAGTTCTCTTTTTGCCTAATAAACAAAAGGGTTATGAGTGCTTGTATAATGGCAAATCATATCAGTCCTAAAATCTATTTGACATAAATTATACTTTAGGTATATTTATTACAGGGTCATTCGAAGAAACTTTGATAACGTAGAAAGCTAAGAGATTAGCACTAGCCCTTTGAATTTACCCTTGTTAGGTTATGAAAGAAGTTTGGAAAGCGACAGAGTACCAAGACTACATAGTTTCTAACAAGGGACGCATTAAATCTTTAAAATATTATACTACCGATAATAAAAATTTCAGAATCCTATCACAAAATCCAGATAGAGATGGTTACATGACTTGTACTTTGTATCCAGAAAAAAGATACATTAAAGCAAAAGTGCATAGATTAGTAGCTAAGGCTTTTTGCAAAGGCAAAAGTAAAACAAAATCTTTAGCGTTACATAAAGATGGAGTTAAAACAAACAATAGTTACAAAAATCTTTATTGGGGTACGTCTAAAGAAAACAAGGCTGACTCAAAAAGACATGGCACTAATACTCAAGATTGGACATGGGAAACTGCACCCTCAAGAAAGTTGCAACCTAAAGATGTTAAAAGAATATGGAAGTTGTTAAAAAAAGAAAGTGTAAGTACAATAGCAAAAATGTATAACTTACATTATAAAACAATACATGATATCAAAACGCAAACAAACTGGAAACATTTAACTATCAATTTCAAGTAATTCAAATAATTGTTTTTTTAAATCTGAACTAAGTTTTATTCTACCTGTTTCAACATGAGCAATAGTACTTTTGGAAATTTGATATTTTTTTTCTTGTAATCTATTGCATACGTTTTGTTGAGACATACCTAATAATTTTCTTTTTACTGTTATTTTTTCAATGTCATTGTAGGAATCTTTGTTGTTATTCCAAAGTTCATACAGGTCTTCGTATATGTTTTGTAAAGCAATAGTAGATAGCTTTTTCATTCTAAAAGACAATAATTGTTTACTAATTCCGTATTCTTTAGCTTTGTCTACTAGAGATTTGTTATCAAAAATAGTAGACTTTAAAGCGTCATAAGTTTGTTTTTTTACTTGTATAATGTTATCCATATAAAGTAAAGTTACCCTGAGTTAATTTTTTGTCAACACTTGACAATGAGTAGATAATAGGTATTATTATAACTAATATCAAATATTCATAAGGGGGTAATAAATATGTCAGTAGATGGACAAGAAGAAATGTTAGAGCAAGTTCAAATGCAAGTTGAAGAAGAACTACCTAACGGAACAATAGAAGAAAAGAAAAAATTGTTTGACCAACTGGTAGAAGAAAGAGGTAATTATGGCGATTACTTATACAGTTTGTCAAAAGGAGATTAGTATGGAAGAAACTAAAGAAAAAAGAAAACCTGCAATTGCTAATATAGGCGTTGGGTTTTTTGGTAAAATGCACAGAGACAAAGCTGAGATGAAAATAAAACATTCTCGTAGTGTTTCTGCAAGAAAAAAATCTGCCAAACAAAGGAGCATAAAAAATGGCAAAAGCTAAAACACCATTACAAAGAGTGCAAGGCAAATTAGAAAAGGTATCAGGAGACGGCAAAGGCGTTTTGTTAAATGATACTTGGTACAACTACAGCAAAGACGCAGTAGAAAGTTGTGAGTTACCTATTGGTACAGAGGTAGACATTACTTTTAAAAACTGGAAAAGTGCTGACGGCAAAATAGAAAGAAACTATATTGAAACTTTAGGTAAGTCTGATTCAACATTAGACAAAGAGCTTGATGAAGTGTTTGGAGACACAAAGCCTTCTACAAATATTCAAAGCTCAACAAAGTCAAATAAAAGTTCAGACGAAGCTAGACAAGAATCAATAGTTAGACAGTCGTCTTTAAAGTCTGCTGTGCAGTTTTCACAAGGTAGAGACCTTAAATTAGAAGAGGTTTTCAATATTGCTGAAGCAATGTACGATTGGGTTGAGAAAAAAGACAAAGATGATTTTTTAGATGAACCACCATTTTAGGAGAACAATATGAAAGAAATGCCAAGCTATTATTCTATTCTTACTGCTGACATACGCTACGATACAAAGCTTAGTTGGTTTGAGAAAGTTTTATTTTCCGAGATATCGGCACTTACTAATAAAACGGGGGAGTGTTGGGCTAGTAATAAATACTTTGCTGAGGTGTTTGACCAATCGGAAAGGACAATAACAAGGTCTATATCTACATTAAAAGAGCTAGGATATGTTGAGCTTAAATTAGAGTTTGATGGTAAAGCAATAACAAAAAGAACAATAGTGATAGCTAAACCCCTAGACAATAATGTCAGTACCCCTATAGACAAAAATGTCTACCCCCCTATAGACAAAAATGGCGAGTATAATACTACAAGTAAAACTAATAATACAAGTATTAATATAAATAGGGATTTAGAAGATTTTGCAATATTCTGGAAAAGTCTTTTAGGAAGAAAGAAAAATAAAAATGACGCATTTAAAGCTTACCAAAAAATAAATTGTGATTTAACAGCAGATAAGTTGGCAGAAAAATTTAATAAACTTTTACAAGTAAGAGAAGAAAAGTATGTGCCTTATCCTCAGAAGTGGTTAAAGAATGAAGGTTGGAACGAAGAAGAAACAATAGGAGAAAGGCGAGGAGATTTTCATTATGACGCACCCCCTTTACAAGTTGGAGAGCAAGAAGCAAGTATATCGATTGACGAAAACAAAATCAGCGATGTACCAGACACTAATGCGAGTCAAGAAGATTTGTGTAAACACTATATACAAGAATACGAAAAAACAGGTGATACCAAAATGGCTAACTACTATAGAGACCATTTAGTACATTTGCAAGAACAACAAAAATAGAATATAATTGAGGTAAACAAATGACAAAAGAGCTACAAGATAGTCTAAAGAATAAAGAACTTAGTACATTTGTTATTCTTTACGCACTAAGACAATATAGAGGAACTTTTAATCTTGATAAAGATATGCCTAAGTATGCAGAAACTTTAAATGGTTTAATAGAAAAGTACGACAAAAAAGCAACAGATATTTTAATTAAAAAAAACCTAATTGGAGAGAAGTAATGACAGAAGTTTTGCACGAATCTACACAGGTACTTGAAAAAGAAGTAACAATAGAATCTATAGTAGATAGACTGCGAAGGATTAATGTAACAATATTAAAAGGTAGGTTAGAAAGGGGTGCATACCTTTCAGCTTTAAAACAAGAAAAACTTTATGTTGGCTATGACTCATATTGTGATACATGGAATTCTTTTTTAGAAGCAATTAATTTACCAAGAGAGACTGCACGACAAGACATGAAGATATATGAAAAGTTTGCTGAGTATTTAAACAATAATACTTTGTGGCTACAAAATATTCCTTATGAAAGATTAGTACGATTGCTTCCAGTTGCAGAAAGCATGACTGATGAAAAAGATGTAGCTGATGTTTTAAACATGGCGTTAGAATCTAACAGGAAAGATTTTGACAATAACCTAAGAGAACTTAAAGGTTTAATACCTACAGATACTTGTGAGAATTGTTTTAAAAATCCTCAGATATATGAAAAGTGTACTACTTGTGGAGAGTTTAGAAAAAAGGAGATTTAATTGTTACAAGAAAATATTGATAAATATTCTTTAAATTATGTCGACTGGATTAGAAAAAAAAGTTGTTGCATTACTGGCTATGAACACGCAGACCCACATCATCTTGACGCAATAGGAATGGGACAAAATCGTAAACGCCCATCTTACAAACATTTTACTTGCGTTCCTTTGTGTAGAGAGAAACATACAGAGCTACATCAAATAGGTCAAAGAGCATTTGAACATAGATACAATTGTAATCTTTGGGAGATTGCATTTTACAATTATCGTAATTTTTGTTTGACTATAGACAATAGTTAATTATTCTTATCTTATGGCAGGAAAAAGAACCTCTAAGCTTCAATTCGTAACAGCTATACAAAAACATAAAGGAATGGTTGTAGATATCTGTAAAGAACTACAAATAACACCTCAAGCTTTTTACAAAAGAGTTAGAACCAATCCAGAGCTTAAAGAAGAGTTTGAGCAATCAAGAGACACAATGATTGACTTTTGTGAAAGCAAACTAAAACAATTAATTGAGGAAGGTCATTTCCCTAGCATACAATTTTACTTACAATGTATTGGTAAAAATCGTGGATGGGTTACTAAACAAGAACACCATACAACTACAGAAACAAAAAACTATGTTGTGGCGATTCCTCAAGAAACAATGATTGAGGATGAGGACATTGAAGAAATCGAAACAACCTTTAACTAATGATGTAATCTGGCAACCCCACAAGAAACAATCACAGTTTTTATCTACAACTGTAGATGAATGTTTATTTGGTGGAGCTAATGGTGGTGGCAAATCAGACGCAATAATGGTTTTACCATTAAGATGGATTTATCATCCAGAGTTCCGAGCAGTTATCTTTCGTAGAAACACAAAATCACTTAGAAGAATTATTGACCGAACTATGCAAATTTATAAAAAGGTTGAACCCCAAGTACATTGGAGCGAACAAAAGTTAACATACACTTTTCCTTCAGGTGCAAAGGTTTATCTTTTTCATATGGAACATGAAAACAATAAATACGATTGGGAAGGTATCCAACTTAATCTAGTTTGTTTTGATGAGATAACTTCTTTTACAGAAGAACAATATATGTATTTGTTTTCTAGGATACGTTCAACAAGTCCAGAGCTTCCAAAATATATGAGAGCAACAGGAACTCCAAGTGGGGACAATATTGGTTGGGTCAAAAAACATTTTATTGATGTTTGTAAACCAAACAAAATCTATAGAGAC